AAATCATACAAGCGCTTATAGATACACTCACTTATCTCTTCGTGAAAATGATTCTCTTTACGCATTGAAATAATATATTTAAGTAGTGACTCAGGAGTTACAGCCTTGTCACCTTTAATATGAATATACACATCGCCCCAGTCAGGCTGATTAGTAACTCGACAGTTAGAACGAAGTGAATAAGATCTCCAACGCTCATATCGACCTATAGAAGGTACAACATCTAATATATCTGCACTCTCGTTGTAGACATCGAAAGTCATATTTTCAATATCACAGTAATGCTCTAGTGATGTAAAGTCACCTATGATAGGATTTACAGTATTGATATCACCCCATTTAATAAAGACTTCAACCTCACCGCCTATCACTTCTGTGAGATCTTTTTTAATCTGATTTTCAACTAAGTATATTTCATCTGTATTTTCAATTAGACGCGCCATATTATAAGAGTTCAGATATAACTTGGCTGACTTACTCTCAACAATATTAGGAGTATTACTATCGTAGATATACTTTACCCATCCAGAGACCGGAAAACCGTTCTTAAGAAGAGTAGAGAACTCATATCCATTCCATGCATCAATACCTACGAAAGGTAAATCACCCTCTACTATACCGTATCCAGTACGGTTAAGATGACGAGGTACACCAACAAGTAGACTCGCATCTACATCGTCTGGAGTTATATACGGTTTAACAACCGATCCATCACCAGCCTTACCTAAATGCTTACTAGCAATATCTTCAATTTCACTCATTTATAATACCTCTATCACGTTCTAATTTTTCAATCGCAAAGTCTAAGAATTGCCTTGACTTATAAAGTTCAAACAGTATATCATCTTTCCTACCAAGGCGCCATAGATATTTAATACACTGATACCGATTATAGTCCGTAAATGGATCATTCTGATGCTCATCACAAAGCTGCTCAATAGCTTGTATGCATTCGATAGCGCCATCTTTCTGACTATAATGATCAGGTCTAGCTTCGCCTGTCTCTTCAACTTCACTTATCACAATTTACCTCGTAAAAATTCACACCAGAGATCAATAGAAATATCTCTTAAATTATTAATTAAACTTTGCTCAGTCTCATTAGTATTAATCGAATACTCAGCTGACGATACTATCTCACCACTATCTACTTCTGAAGTAACTTGATGTATAACAACTCCAGTCGAAGGTAGTTTAAGCTCTAAAGCTTTTGCTTGAGGATGTATACCTTTCAATTCTGGATACTTAACAATATCACCAGGATGAACGTTATACATATTATTGCTTATACCGCTTTCAGGTATAAGTCTGAGATAACCATGCAGTGTAACAAGAGTATTTTTTGGAAGTATAGAGAGAGCTTTCACTACATCCACGTGACTCATTAGACTGGTATCATCGCTAATATCAGAGTGCCAATCAACGCGCTCTTTATCGCAATAAACTACATCAGGCTTTCTACCAAGCTTACTGCATATAGCAGCTAACTCATTGCCGCTATTAGAGAATAATGCAACCCACATTATCTTACACTCACATTATACTTGAACATCTCTATATTATATAATATATCATCGATATTATCAACGTTATCGTCAAGTAATTTAAATAGCTTGGTAGACTCTTTATCTTGTAAGCCGTAAATATCGTACTCAGGCTGTCTTTGATATCTAATACCCTTAATACCATGTACGACGGGATTGGAAGTATCAATAGTGTCAATCCAGTCCCAGAACTTATATCTTGCAAACTCTTGCGGGAGTCCAGCACCGAGTAGATGATGAGGCTTATCAGTATTAATTTCACCATTAGCAAGCATAATACCCAATAGGTATTGCCGTCCACGCATCCATGAATGATACTTGGTCTTCTCATTAGGAAATGTTTTTTCGTAGTGGCTGTAGTCAAAAGATATAGCGATAATATCGGCATGCTCGTCCATATAACGATAGCATTCTACTATTTCGTCATAGTTCTTACCTTGCACTACGCCTATCTTTTTACCTGGTAGGTGACTATAGTCTTTGATCCACGCATCAAAGTTTTCTATAGTCTTGTTCTTATCTTCTAGAGCATCTGGTACAATATAAGCTGCTGGGCGTAGAAGATCTACATACCCAGCAAACTTATGCATGTTAAACGCAACACCGAGCTCAAAGATACTATTATCAAGAATAACATACCTATCGTCTGCTACCGCATCTTTAAAGAACTTAAAGTACTCCTCACTCTCATCAAACAGATGTACAAGAGCGTAGTCGTAATCGGTAACTTGTTGAATAGATTTAATAATACAGAGTGGAGCTTCATGGGCTATTCTCATCGAGGCGCGAACTCCTGCTGTAGTTTAACATTATCAAAGAATTCAGTCTTCACATCAGCGTTATGAAACTCGCCATTAAGTACAGTAGTCTGAGTTAATGAGCTATGCGCACTTATACCTCTATTTTCACAGCAACCATGAGTAGCCTGAATATAGACAGCAACGTCTGCAGTACCAGTTGCGGCTTTAATCTCACGAGCTATATCGTTGCAGAGTTCTTCTTGAAGAGTACCGCGACGGGCACACCATTGCGCAATACGAGTATACTTTGAAAGGCCAATAACTTTATTGCCTGGTATAATACCAATATAGGCAATACCAGTTACAGGCTGGTGATGATGAGAGCACATAGATTTGAGCTCTGAACGTACAACTAACATTCCGCTATATCGCTCTTCACTATCATTAGGGAACGCGGTAGCAACAGGTCTTGCACTGTATCGACCTGACATTATCTCATTGATATACATCTTAGCTAGACGATGACCTGTACCTCTTGAGTTAGGATCTTCCTGTCTATCTATAAGTAACGAGTCTAGTACATCCTCAAACTTCTCTGTTACCTCATCAATAAGATCTTGCTTCTCGTCTTCATCATATATAAATTGCGATATATTATCACCAGCCCAGTAACGAGCATTAGCGTCTTTAAGACGCTTCTTAATCACTTCCGATATCATAATAAACCTTCACTTTTTCTTACATTGTTGACATAGTATATACTATAAACAGCGGTATGGCAACTCCAAACATGCCAGTAGCTACAGCTTCAAACCATGCGGTTTTACTGTTCTTCATAGGGAACATTTTTTTCTCCTTGTGGGAAAGTTACGGAAAATCGACAGATGGTAACCATCGACACCGGTATATATAAGAACTAAAAATTCGAGACTCATTTCATATACTTTTTGAGTATGTCGCGAGGAGTTACGAATTTGTTCCAGTTAGCAAATTTTACTAGCTTCTTCTCAGCCATCTTAGCCTGCATACGAGCTATAGATTCATCTATTTCGATATATGCTGAGTTCTTTTCATGCTCTCGACACTCTACTCTTGACACGTAAGAGCGTCCATCTGTGATATCGTATATCCATGGATTAACTTGCTCCCATATAAACACTGAGCTCATCTCCATAGATACACCGTATGGTAACACTCTAAGATCTACAAGACCTTCTGCATGGGCATGATAAATCTTATCTAGTCTAGGATCATCAGCTGAAGCCAGCGCTGTATGATCAAAGTAATACTCCAGAAAGTCTTTAAGAGGTTTTAAGTCACCAAAGCCTACGATCCATCCATGCTCATCTACCTCACCGGCAAACTCGAAGTGAATAGAGCGATCATAACCGTGCCACTTAGCACATGGACCAGAATAGTCATACCCAGACTCATCTTTATCGAACCATTGCATATGCGCAACAGGTAGATTGTAATAGGACTTAGTACTTGTTAGTTTCATAATTATACTCCAACCGTGTTACCCCAGAGATACGTATGCACTCTGGCTGATACATTATAACCTCTTTGATAAGCCATTCTCGCTACATCACCATCTACAAGCTTCTGACCTTCTACAGTGGCACCTACAGGCATAATCCATACAGGCCAGTCTACTTGATGTATTCTGAGGCTATCTATTACATTATGCATCTCTTCCCATTGCTCATCCTTCGGTCCTACGACAAACTTAAGTTGTCCGCAAGATGATAAACGACTATACTGTGCAATAACTTCAGGCTTAATAGCTCGCTTCGATTGCTCTCCAGCAACAGTCCATAGTTTTGGACTTACAGAGAAAAACAATTCACCATCGTACGCATTAAAGAATTCGATGAACTCATCTGTAAGTGGTTGAGTACCGTTAGTCTCAAATGTTATAAACTTAGGATAATCTCCTTCCTGTATCCAATGCTTCATGAGCGCTACAACACATTTCTGCGCATGCTTCATCAGCGGCTCACCACCAGTAAAGCACATATGACGATTTAACCATTTACCGTTATTATATTCGTTAGTAAACTCGTCTCGAATTCGTTGCGCCATAACTTCTGGTGTTGCTTTATTTTGTAGATGCTTATACTTCTTGGACCAGGAATATGAGGAATCACATCCTTGCTCCCATACCGGTAACTCTTCTACTGTCTTGATACGGGTAGCATCAAACTCTTCATAGGGTAATACATAGGTACTAGGATCGGTAGGATCTTTTTGACCGAAGCCATCACACTGTAAGTTACATAAGAAGAATCTTAACCATGCTGTAGGTACACCTGTATAATGGCCTTCGCCTTGTATAGAGTCAAAGATTTCGGAATAATGGTATTCCTTAGAGGGGGTATTAGACATATTAGTCTCCTAGTTTTGATTGAAGCAGTGGAAGGGCACTACTATTACCTTACTTAGCTTTAGCCTTATTATAGTTACTCTTGCGCTTTTTATCAAGCTTTATTTTCTGCCGCTTGGCTTGACTTAAATGAGTTGTTGTAGCTCGCTTCTGAAAAGTAACACCTTTGCTATGATCGTACTCATGCAAAATGACGCGAGCTGGTACACCATTGTATACTTCTGTCATTGTGTCACCGGCAGCATCTATATATCTTATTCTTATTGTGGATGGTCTTTTAACCTTTATAAAAAGACCCGGGTAAGAAAGGCACCCCTCCTCCATAAGAACCTCGTCCGGAGATGTGTCGACGATTCGCGGATTAAACATAATCACTATATTATCTGGATCGTTAGGATCTCCTACAGCAAAAACGTTCCAAGGAAATCCAATCTGACACGCTGAGATTCCGATACCTTTATGATATATTAAGGATTCCTTTAAGCTTTCAGCCAGTGCACCGGGCATGAATGGTCGATTCCTCTCATCCAGAGGAGGAGATTGAAAATCATAGTCTTCTGTACCTTGACTGAGAAGAGGGTCACTGCCTTTTAACAGTTCGTATATCACGCTGCTATCCTACTAAAGTTATTTACCTTTTCAAATCGAACAGTATTTTGGAACTTGTCCATTAACTGATCACCTTTATGCGATATTATAAACACATTAGCGTCAGAAGTCAACTCATTCAATATCTTCATAAACTCATCAGTACCAGTACTATCGAGAGAAGAGTCAAATACCTCATCCATAATAAGTAAATTTGTACTAACACTGTTCCTTAACTTAGCAATAGTACGCCAGGTAAATAGCAACGCAAGGTCAATTCGCATCTTCTCACCTTCGGAGAATGAGTCATAACTGAACTCGTCTCTAAATCTTGACTTGATAGTCTCGTTAAAGTTTTCATCAAGTTCGAATTGTACGAAGAAGTCCATCGATGCAAGATACTTACTGATAAGCTTATTCATTACAGGAACATACTGCTTTATAATTCGAGTCTTTATTCCTGTGTCTTTAAGTATTAAGGAAGCAATATCAAGTATACTTTTTTCTTCTGTAAGTGATTCTTTATCGCTATGTGTGCCTTTTAGACCTGCTGTAAGCTCTTGTAGTATCTCTGCGCTGTTATTATTCGTATCATGTTCAACAGACATACTTTCTATGTCTTCATTAATAGAGTTAATAAGTGTATTAAGCGCATTTATCTGTGAGTTACTATTAGATATTTCAGCTTGAATACCGGAGACTTTTTCTTGTGTATTCTGTATCTCTTCTATCTGAGCGTTTATCTTGCTATACTCTTCTTTAAGCTTTGTAAAGCCGTCATTAGTATCTGTCAAACATTCTTACTTTTTATCGACTATATCACACTTAAAGCTTTCTTCTATATTTTGCTTACACGTAGGGCAGTCATCATGATCGCGATAGAACTCTATATCCTCTTCTAGTTTAGAGATCTTATCCTGCAGCTTATATTCGAAATGCTCAAGCTTCTTTTTCTTTTCTTTTACTTTTACGATGTCATGCTTTGTTTGCTGCAATGCTTCAACTTGTCGCTGCAGCTCTTCAGCGTTATCGACGTACTGCTTTTTATCCGTTTCAGCCTTAGCTATTTTAATTTTACTCTCGTTTATTCTCTTCTCGGTATTATTTTTAAGATCGTTAATATGACTTTCTTGCATTTCTATTTTTTGCTCTGCAAGATCAATCTTATGATCTACATCAATTATACCGCTTCTATTCTTTAACGCTTTCTCTTTTAAAAGAGTATTCATAGTTGAGAATATTTGTATGTCTAGGAGATCCTCAATAACCTCCCTCCTATGCTGAGACGGCAGCTGCATGAACGGTACAAAGGTACTGCTACCTAGTACAACGATCTGACTAAACGACTTGTGATTGAGCTTAAGAATATTCTTCTCGAGCATCTCTTGATAGTCTTTTGCAGCTGCATCTTGATTGATAAGCTCGTTATCTCGGTATACTTCAAATCTCGATGTTCCGTATTTGTTTATATGCCGTACAATTTTATAATTGTCTTTGCTAATTGAGAACTCTACATGCACTTCTGCTTCTTTACTGTTTATAGAGTTAACTAATTGTTTTTTATTAATTTTTCTGAACGGCTTACCATATAAGGAAAATGATAAGGCATCTAATATTGTAGACTTACCCGCGCCATTTTCTCCAATAATAAGAGTTGTCTTACAGCTATCTAGTTTTACTTCTGTAAATACGTTACCGGTACTTAAGAAGTTTTTCCATCTAAGATATTTAAAATAAATCATATATTACGCACTTAGGTTATTGATAGAGCTTCAGAGTATAGCTCTTTAATTGTAGACTCAAGTTTACCTTTACTTACGCTCACATCAAGCGCATCAACATATTTGTGAAGAATGGTTAATGTATCTTCTGCTTCGTTTACTATATCATCATCTGACTCAAGATCTAAATTCAAATGATCTTCTACTACCTGCACATGAATCGGACCTGCCTTCTCTAGCTTCTCAATGAACATATCAAACCAATATGGGTTTGTCTTTTCTGATACTATTACTTTAACATACGATCCTGATAGCGATTCAAAGTCTTGATTAACAACCTGCTCCATACTCTTTTCTTGATCGTCATAATGTACCTTATAGAACATTCTATATGGGTTTTGTATAAAAGTCAACTCCCTCGTTTCTGTATCGAAGATATGAAAGCCTTTAGGATCATCATAATCAGACCACGTCATCTCGTACGGGCAACCTAGGTAATTAATATTACCTGTAGTAGACTTAGTATGATAGTGACCTGTACAAACGATATCGAATTTCTTTAACCAGTCATCTGCCATGCCGTGATGGATAGCTTGACCTTTATACATCTGATAGCCGGATAACTCTAAGTGACCAAACAGCACCTGAGCTCTTGTACTGGCACAAAGATCAAAAACCTCTTCTTGATTTTCACTGCATATCCAGGGAAGCATAATAATCTCGAGATCATCAAACTGTATTACCTCAGGCTTATTGTATATGCTAATCGTATCATAATGCTCAGCGAGAAGATTCATTGAGTTTATCTCAAGTGTATTCTTGTAGAATGAATCATGGTTACCGACAAGGGTATGTAACTTGTAGTTGTTATCGTTGATGGGGTCAAAAAACATTCGCTTTGCGCGATCTAGAGATACGAAGTTAATATATTTTCGTCGATCAAATGTATCGCCAAGATCGATAACGGTATCAATCCCACTCTCTTTGAGATACGGGAAGAATGTATTAGAGTAAAACTTCTCTTGATAATCTGCAAACGCAGAGTTATCGTTCCTCACACCAAAGTGTAGATCTGTAATCAGTGCAAGTTTCATTACGTTTTTTTCTCACGCTTCTTAACTTTCTTACGTTTATTCTCTTCAAAATCTCTAATGAAATTAACCATATACTCTTCAGACCACTCACTCTGTTTGATTGAGTCGTTAAAGTTAGTTCCAGTATCATGCGGCTGGGAATCAGAGACAAGATTCATTAGATTGACTTCCTCCGTAAGCTTATATTTTGTATAGAGTAGTTTCTTCTCTTTTTGAATGCGACGAAGAAACGCAAACCAGATTATCTGCGTAAAGTAGGCGAAGGGGTTATTGGACTTGTCAGGATTAAAGTTGTCGATATATTGTAGACAGTTTTCAATACCATCTGCAATCATTTCGTCTTTAAACGTATAGTTGACAAAGTTAGGCTTACGAGCAAGGTGTGTAGATATCTTCATTACACATTCGCCTACGTAGTTAGGTACTCGAGGGCGCGGCTCGTCTTTCGCTACTGCTTCAGCCACCTGGTCGCGATAGGTAACTAGAGCTGCTAGGAAATCTTTATTATTAACGTATTGGTTTTTTCGCTTCTTTACTTCTTTTACTTCAGACATAATAAACCTACAAATAAAAATATTATAGTATACTTCACGTGATAAGTCAACTAATGTATGGTATTTTTGATATCTTCATCACCAAGTTCATCCATATAGTCTGTCAGCTCATCCCAGTTAGTGTCGCTATCTATCATTTCATCTGCGTCGTCGGAATCTAAATAGTATCCGCTTTCTAAATCTTCTATACTCTCTTGGTATAGCTGATACATGGATGCAGATGGCTCTACGTTAGCTACAATGTGGTAAGTTTTTATCTTATGGGTTGTAAACAAACTCTCAACCCATTTAGTAGCTACCATTGACACGGTGCCATCTGCTTTATTTAAGATAGAGAATATTAACGGCTGCTTTAACGTGGCGTTCTTTTTCTGTTTATCTAACTCTATATCTGCCATTACTGTTTCACCAGTAATAAGCTTCAACAATCTTATACCAGACTCCATTTACTACTCCAGGTTAATCTTGTAAATTTTATACTCGAACTGTTCCTCGTTATATATTTTAACTCTTTCGTATAGATGTTTCAAGGTATAGTTTATTTTCTTTTTGTATTGTAAATTATCTGCAATATCGTATAGCGTACATACCGTCTTTGAACCTGACTTTCTTAGTCCTCTACCAATCGATTGTAGATTACGTATTCTTGATTTCGACGGAGAGGCAAATATAACGTTATGCAAGCTTTTAATATTAATTCCTGTACTAAATGTGCCGTATGATGCTATGATTATTGCGTTCTCTTCCTGCTCTGTAATTGAGCGAATACTCTCTCTTGTCTCTGCATCTGTACCACCAAATACAAAAAATACTTTTCTACCTTTAGATACCTTACTGTTAATCAATGTGTATAGTGGCTTACCGTGCTTCTCCACATACTGAAATAGCACTAATGTGTTGCCGTCTAAAGATTGTACAAGATTGTTTATAAACCTGTTTCGCTTTTCATTTCTTACAATGAAGTCCATTTCATCCTGGAAGTTAAGAAACTTATTGGCCTTGCAAACTTCTTCTGAGTATTTAAGCGCTAGTATTTTAATTTTAAGATCTGCTACAGTGCCTGCGTCGATCAGATCTTTAGTCTTAACAAAGGATTTAACTTGGCCGAATAATCCCTCTAGTACAAGCTTATGTGTTTCGGTACCATCTAGTGTACCTGTAAAACCGAACCTATATTTACAATCAGTAAGCTTAGTCATAATATCAGTTAGCGATTTAGCTTTGAAGAGATGAGCTTCGTCTCCAATAACTACACCAAACTGGTCAAACCATTTCTTGGGCATCTTGTATATTGACTGCCAGGTAGTTACTACAATATTTTCTGTTATGTTTTCTTTATCAACACCTGCGGTTATCAGCTTACATTCTTCTCCGTAACCGTATGACTTAAAGTCGCCGGACATCTGGTGAACAAGAGAGACAGTAGGGACAACTACGAGAACCCTTCGCTCTTGAAAGAACTGGGTGAGTAGGTATATTATTAACGACTTACCTGACGCTGTGGGAGACAGTATCATAGCACGGTCTGACCTAATGCAATGCGCTACAGCTTCTAGTTGATAGTCTCTAGGAGTTAGAGTTAGTCCAGTTGACTTAGCAAATTCAGCAACTTCATGTATAGAGCACTCATTGGTATACTCCAGCTCTTCCGCTACTTCAATATCGTAGTCTCTATCTCTACAAAATGAAGCTATGTAAGGAAGTAGACCAGCATACATTGTCGAGTTCTTATTGAATAGTCGTATCTTTCCATCCCACATTCTATTTTTATAAAGCGGCATGAATTTATACCCCGGGGCGTAGAACGAGAAGAATTCGTTCAACTCCTGTCTTATGCCACCGGAGCATTCTATTCGTATAAATGTTTCATTCACTTTAGATAATGTAACCAATTCTCTATAAACCGAAGTTTGTAAGTTTGCGCCAGTCAATACTATTTTTTATCTGGAAACCTCTATTGTTAATATTTTTTATAATATCCTCCAATAACGAAACCACTTCTTCCTGATAAGAAATCTTAGTCAGGAGCTTAATCATATCTTTATCACTGTCAACATAGTTACTTAGGTCTTGCTTGAGAACCGTGCGGCTCCATGGTTCTCTCTGGAGCTCTCGTAAGTCCTCTGGACTGTTAAGGTCTCCTCTATAGTACTCCCCTAGCACGCGGGACACCGTCTTTCTCTTAAGAACAAAGCTTTTCAGCTTGAGCTTCTCTTGATAAAGAATTCTAAGATATTTTGCATGCAGGGTAGGTACTTTAAGGCTTTCGGTATCTAACTCAACATCATCTATTACTGCATCTTTAATCCACATCTCTGCTATTTCATCAACAAGCATAATCACCACCTAATAAGTTATTTAATTATTATAGTATACTTACACTACATTAACAACTATATTTGGGCGATTGTATATAACTTATATCTAAATGTTACAGTAGCTTCAAGGTACTGTATATCATCTAGCGATGCATCAAAGGTTAGCTCCGATAGCGAGACTGGAAACATATCTTCAAATTTAATATTAAGATTAGGATTTTGACTGCTCGACATAACGATAAGAGTTCCATCGGAATAAACATCGTTAGTCTTGAATGCAGTAGAAACGTCGCTCTTATATGCTGCTTGCGAGAACGATTCAGGGTAGCCAAGAGATACTAACCAATTATGTATCTCCATGTAGTTCATTAGATCTTCGTCAACACGAAATCTAAGCGACAACGGCTCATACCTTAATTTATCACCTGGATATGGTAAGGTTACAAACGGAGTCAGCTGATCAAAATCACCTAGTGTAAGTGTAGGGATAGGAGCACTGTAAGTAAAATAGTTGACATTAGGAGTTCTGTTTAGAACAAACCTAAACCCTGTAGGGGACAACATATTCTTATTGCTTGGTGTATTGTCTATTGCACTCATATAATACCTCTACATATATTTAGGCATAAAAAAAGGAGCTCCTAAGAGCCCCTTTCAAGTAGACTGCTAATGCAGTTCTTTTTATTACATTAGGTTAGAAACACCAACCAGTCTGTAGTAAACGTTCTTATCAGCGAAGGCAATTGAACCGTTACCAGCTGAACCACCTTTAGCGAATGGATTTGCGACCATGCCGTAGCGAGTCTTAAAGCCAATCTTAGGCTGGAACGTCTCTTCTCCAACCGCACGAACCATCTGTAATGGCACATATGGGCAGTAGAATAAACCAGCATCGAATGCGCTAGAACCTTTATAACCTACAGTGAAGTACTGGTTACCAGCTGCGCTTGAGAAGTAAGGATCGATGTATACTCTGATACGACCGTTCAATACACCAGCGAATGTGTTACCAGTATCGTCTACGTTAAGGTTAGAAGACAATGCAGGAGTGTAATCCAAAACACCGGCCATCTGAAGTGCAGAAGCAACGTCAGAAGAACAGATTAGGATGTTACCCTTGCCACGTCTTGTATCCTTAGCGATCTGATTAGCTTCACGCTCAATTTGGAAGATCATTCCTTTGAAGCGCTCTACTGACCAACGACCGTTAGAATCAACGTCTAGGTTAAATGTACCAGCGACTGCAGTGTTGTCTTGCGCACCAGAAGTAGCCGTGTAGTTAACTGTACGAACAACTTCTCTGTTGATCTCTGAAAGGATCTCAGCAGAAAGGATGTTTGAAAGCTCTGTCTCTGCATCAAGGCCGTGAACAGCTTTGAGGTCTTGAGCAAGCTCCATTGTGTACTCAGCTTTGAGTGCACGTGATACAGCTGTTACAGATACCTTCTCAATTGAGAAAGCCATTTGCTGGAAGCCGTTGTTGGCAGCATCGCCAAGCGCTTCAGCACGAGCTGTTGACATACCAGTTGCTACAGTATAGCCATTAGCTGATACACGAGCAGTTGGATCAGTACCAGTTTGACCAGTAGTAACGCCATCGCCAGTTGACTCATCACGAGCAAAACCAGACAATGTATTACCTGAAGCAGACTTAGAGAAGTCTGTATCAGCTTCGTTGTAAAGAGCCTCGGCACCGCCTTGGCTAGTATAACGAGCTCGCATTGCAAAGATTAGTCCAGTAGGACCAGTCATTGGCTGAACGCCAGCAATGTCATAAGCAATCAGGTTAGGCATAGAACGACGAACCAGTGAAATAAGCACTGGATCAAAGATATCTACGTTACCGTCGCCAGCTACAGATGACGAGGCACCCATTGCGTTAGCGGGTGAAGCTTCTCCCAACAATGTGGGCATTGAGTATCCACCAGAGCCTTGTCCTGATTCTCGTGAAGAGCGGGCTTGGTTTTCTAAGAGCGTGGCTGTTACAGATCTACGGTGAGCATCTTTAATCTCAGGAAGATCGGCATGCTCTAGAACTGGTGTCCACTTTTGAACTAGTTCTTCAGTTACATATTGCATTTGTTTATCTCTCCTATTACGGTTTTGATAGTATTATTTATGTTTATTTGCTTTTCAATGTTCTTGAAATTGTGCTGACATAGGCCGACATTTCCGGATCATTATTGTAAGAAGGTTTAACTTCCTCGTCCAATGGCTCCGCGTCATCAAAATCACTTACCACAGCTTTAGACTCGCTAGTAGTGAAATAACTTTCTTTCAGAGTTTCAAGCTTTTGGATATACTTATCCTCATCAATATAGTCAACGCTCTCAGCTAAGACACCAAATTTTTCTTTTTGTGTCTCAGTAAGAGATTCAGAAGCCTCAGCAACTAACTCAGCCTTCTTGAATTCAATCATCTCGCCTTTTGCTACAGCATTTCTTTCAATCTCTTCGTTTAGTCGAGATTCAAGATCATCTGCGCGCTGGGCCAGTTCTTCTACTACGTCCACCTTATCATCAGGTATTTCTACGTAGTGCTCGACGAACAGGTCCTTAAGGCCGTTAATGAAGCTTTCTGTTACTTCAGCTTTAATACCAGCTTCTACTGCTAACTTGTTGTCTTCCATCCAATTCTCAACAACATAGTCTAGGTACTGGTCAAGCTGTTTAACAGTATCTTCTTTCAATCTTGCTTTTTCAGCTTCGATCTCTGACTCAATGTCTACAACATACTTCTCAAGTTGCTCGTTAACTTTAGTTACTACAGCAGCTTCAAAAATAGTAATTGCTTTGTCTTTAAAATCTTCGGTGAGTGAATCATCACCTGCAAATAGAGCAGCGACATCTTCTTCGATGTTGATATCTTCTGCGTTTACCTTATGTCCTGCTCGTACTACTTCGACAGTCTCGTCAGCATTTTCACTGATTGCTTCTTGTTGAAGGGCATCAAGCATACCATCAAAAGAATTCATGAGATCTTCTTTTCTCATTGTATTCATTCTTTCTACCATGGCTTGAATTAAACCCATTTTGGTAGATTCTTTAACAGCTGCGGCCTTAGGCTTAACAGCAGTAGGCGCATCTTCTGGGTCATCCTCAGCCTTCTTTGACTTACCTGGCGCCTTGGCTTTCTTTGCTACAGGGGCAGGTACTTCTGAAGGATCACCATAAGATGCTTTGAACTCATCCAACTGCTCGTCGGTGAGGTCTTCTCTCATCTCTAGTTCTTTATCAGACATTACGTTTCTCCTTATTGGAATTTGCTACTTTTAGTATTTATAAAATCAAAGTTTTGAGAGGAAGTCCTCAAAGATCTTTAGCTTGGTTACAGATAGATCTCGTGATGAGGTCTTTTTAATTTCTTGCTTATAATCATTGATACTTGCTTCACGGATTATACCGTTGTCCCATATCCACTCTCTGTCTTCCATTATACCTTCAACGAAGGCATCCGGTGCAGATGGATCTGCTACAATATCAGCAGCAGTAGCAAGATAGAAGTCATTCTGAACCTCTGCAACACCGCCTCTATTTGGCTTAAGTGAACCCATGCCGCGCGATGATACTCCGATAGTAGCACCTTCGTTCATTAGATTCTTAACAATGTTACCCATCGGGGTTTCCATTATTTTAGCTTTGCCGACAAAATTACTACCATCAGCTTTTAGCTCTGTGATCATATGTGAAACTCTATCCAGATTGATCGTTGGACCAGACGGGTGACCGAGCTCACCGAAGGCTCTCTTACGGTCAATATTCTCTGCCTGGTAACGGGCTACTTCTTTCTGAAGAACTTCCATGGGATACATTCTACCATTTCTATTCTTCAAATTACCTTGCATGAAGATACCTTTTATATAATGGCTCTTCTCGCCCTTATCATTCTCTTCTGCAAGGTATTCTAAATGCTCGTTAATTTCGCATATGAGTTTCATATTAGTATCTCGCTACCGGTGTGGCTTTAACATCTGAATGTGCTATGATAGTATCAGTAGGTTGTTTTACAATTATCTCTGAGGCGCCAGCCTCTACAACTACAGAACCTGCTTTTCCACCATCATTTTCTGGCCCTACAGTATTAGCTACTGTAAGAGTATGCTCACCTGCACCTGTATTAACAACACGTACAAATGTTGAAAGAGCAACGTTATTTGCAGTTGATAGGTCAGCTGATACACCAAGAAGCTTAATCGTTGCCATCTTCTATATCCTCAATAAAGGAAGAGAAACTTTCTTTGATCTTTGACGATCCTTGCTTTACGACCGTCTCTCCTGCAGCATGCTTCTTACCGCCTTTATGCTCTTCAGGATTACCCTTAGAGATATCACCGGTAAATTGCGCCTCTGTTCCGACAGGATGAGCGACTTTTTCAATCGCATGATCTTTTATGAAGTCTTCGTCGCCTTTTGAGCGAGGCTTATAGCCTTTAACTTCTTTATCATCATCCTTTGTAACTTTGTTATCGGCTGCTGGAGCTCCAGGAGCTTCAAATAGTGCTCTAAACTTCTTCATCTGCGGCTCCTTGTGCTTCAGGTTCGTTGAGAAAGTTTTGCGCGATAGCCACTTTCTCAACTCCAATTCTTTCTCTAAGCTTGTCAGCTAAGATATTTCCAACCGTATCCTCAAAGCCTGCAGGGCTTCTATTGAACACTGCATCAACAGCATCCTCATATGGATTCGACATTATATACTCCTTTTTTCTTTATATTTATAATAACTATTTTGTTAAGACAAAATTTCCACTGCCGACATAAAGAACTTCAATTTTATTGTATAGACTTGTTGCAACCGTAACTGTAGATGTTGCAGCATTAATCTGCGTATCTGCAGACGCAGCTACTGTATCATTGGCATATACGCCAATCTGTATTGTATCGAAACCAGCATGTCCGAGAAATCCATCACCTCCATCTAACTTCACAACGATATTGCCAGTGCTTACTGGTAGAAAGGTAAAGTGATCACCGACAGTAAGGTTTGCTGATTCATCTATAGTTATATACACAGACTCTGTGCTGTTAACAACAACTGCAATATTATGGTCTGATGTATCAAGAGATGTATTGCTTGCTATTGTCTGTACTGTCTGTCTTGCGACAGGTACTGATACAGCTTGAAATGAAAGCGTACCGCTACCATTTGTTGTAAGTACTTGACCTGTTGAACCATCTGAGGTGGGGAATGTAATTGAGCTATTAGCTAGAGTGAGTCCACCGGTACCTACACTTAATGAGTGTACATTAGCACCAATTTCAAATATATCGGACCCTGTAGACGAGTAAAGACGGCCGTCGCTTGTGTTTAGTGCGAGCTCTCCGGTGTCTAGATTTGCAGTGGTCGGGGATTTACCCGCGAGCGAGCTGCGTTTGATTTTAATAGTTGAAGACATTCATAACCTCTATATAGAGCATATAACTGCATATATATGCAGGGAAAAAGGGGCGCATGCGCCCCTGATCACTATTCAATCTTAGAACGTTCCACCATCAACGGTATCTACTCTGCCTGTAAGGACAGTAAGAGCATCATTTGTTACTGTAAGATTAGATATTGTTGCGAAAGTACTGTTAACATATGTGTTACTAGCAACATCGTCACCAAGATCCAGTGTTACATTAACACCGTCTGTAGCCGTTCCAAAGTAAGGAACTTTTGCTACCGTAGTAGCGCCTGTTTTAAATGATAAGAAACCATCAGGATTAGCTACTACTTGGTCACTAGACGATAGCGTGCTAAGTTGTGTTTCTACATCAGTCGTAGTTGTGCTTGCTTGAATAGAGTAGTTATTACCCGTATCAAGATTTTGCCAAGCTACGTTACCGGAACCATCCGTTACTAACGTCTGACCTGTCGTACCGTCAGCACCTGGGAAGGTTACAGCGCCATTTGCAAATGAGAAGGAGCCTGAGCCCACTGCTAACGAGTGTACGTTAGCTCCTACCTCAAATACACTCGCTCCTTTTGAGGAGTATAGACGACCATCGCTAATATTAAGCGCAAGTTCGCCCGTAGTTATGTTGCTGGTAGTTGGTGCTTTACCGGCCTCAGTACTACGTTTGATTTTAATTATTGATGCCATTTAGACCTCTATCTTAGGTATCTATGTTTAAAGTCAGGTTTAAAGGGGCACTACGTACCCCTAATTACCTCGTCTCTTAATAAGTACCGCCATCGATAGTGGCGTTAAGCACGGCTTGCGATGAAGACCCAAAGTTAATTTGCTGATCTGGCTCTGAAGCTAGTTCATCAAATAAGTGGAACGATCCATCAGATGCGTCACGTACTAGGCCTGCATACTTCTTAGCTCCGTCATTATACTGTACATAGAAACCAGTATCAACTGTATCTGCTATGTTAGTATTGGCGAGCTTGAGCATGTTGTCGCCGATCGTTACAGTAGTTGAATCAATGTAAGTCAACGTACCGTTAACTTCGAGATTACCGTCTACTGTTAAACCACCGCTTACTTGCAAGTCGTTTGTTACTGTTAGGTTATTACCGACTGTTACATCGTTTGGCAATCCAACTTGGAAGTTAGTACCTTCGCCAGCTGCACCAGTAATTTCGATCTCGTTAGCAGTACCTGTAACTGATCCAGCGTAGTTACCAGTAGTATGCGTACCCAGATCAACACTGTTAGCTGCTGTCTGTAACGAAATGGTAATGTCACCAGATCCGTCAAATGATGCTGAACCATCTTGGTCGCCATCGACTGTAATAGTACGTGCAGTTTCTAATATTGTTGCCTTAGCAGCAGTACCAGAAGTGTTAGCGACGATGCTGTCAGCCATTGTAGCATTAATTGTAATACCAGCTGAACCGTCAAAGTTTGCTGTACCAGTAACTTCACCGTCTATTGCAATAGCACGTGCTGTTGTTAATGTTGCGGCAGAACCAGTAGTATTCTGGTTACCTTCAGCATCAACACCAGGTAGGGTGATGTTAGCAGTACCATCGAAACTTACACCACCTAAAGTACGAGCACTTTCAAGTGCTGTAGCTGTTGCAGCGTTGCCAGATGTATCTTGGTTACCAGTTGCGTCAACACCAGGAAGATTAATACCAGCTGAACCGTCGAAGTTAACACCGCCGATAGCTCTAGGAGTAGCAAGCTTTGTAGCATCTGCAGCTAGAGTAGCTGTTGCTGCAGTACCAGATGTATCTTGGTTACCAGCTGCGTCAACACCAGGAAGATTAATATTTGCAGAACCATTAAATGATATGCCACCAATTGTACGTGGTGTAGTTAAGGTAGCAGCTGATCCTGTAGTATTTTGATTACCTACAGCATTAACACCAGGAAGATCAATTGGTGCAGAGCCGTCGAAGTTAACACCACCAATTGCGCGAGTGGTCTCTAATATCGTTGCTTTAGCAGCAGTACCAGAAGTGTTAGCAGTAATGCTATCAGCAACAGTAGTATTAATTGTTACGTTTTGTGAACCGTCGAAGTTGACTGTACCTGACACAGCACCATCTAGTGCGATAGCGCGAGCATCCGTTAGTTGAGCAGCACCACCTTCACCTGTAACCGAGATTGTGATTGCACCGTTTGAAACTCGCTGAATCGATGTACCTGTACCACCTACTAGTGAGATACGATCGTCAGTCAACGTATCGTTGTCAACTGTAAGTAAAATATCAGCTCCACCGGTTTCGGTGTTTGCTGAAGTTACTGCGTTATACTGGTCACCTGATACTGAAAATACTGATGAGCCGTTTGAGGAATAGATCTTTTTATCAGGTAGGTTAATCGCGAGTTCGCCTGCTTCTAGCGAAGACGGAGCACTACCTGGTGTTAAGGACCGTTTTAGTTTAATGATTGAAGACATTTAAATACCTACCTTTTCCTATTAATAGTTAATGAGTGATTGAAGCCAGAAACTGAATTCGTCTTTTTCTTATTTATATTTTCAATAGTCTTAAGACCAGACTCAAGATTTTCAAGTTTTTCAATTAAATATTTGTTTTTTGTTGTTAATAATAGCACCTGCTTGGACAGGTCGTTAATTTTTTCTTGTTGCTCGTTAATATATAGCTCTAGGACTCTCTCATTTTCTTTCATTTAGAAACTGCCACCGTCAAGTTTATCGAATGAAGGAGTACCGTCGGAAGCGATTTGAAATACCTCTCCTACCGTACCTGTTGCTTGTGTTAATGTGGAAGTATTAGAAGCAAACAATACCCCGTTTGTTGTAAATGATGCTAGTCCCGTACCACCATATTCAGTACCCAGTACATTTGATAAAATTAAACTGGTTATTGATGTATTACCATTTAACGTTGCGTCCGTAAGAATCGCCCCGTTTGGATCGAATACTCCGAACTGTCCAGTATATCTTGCTCCAACAACATAGATACTTTTACCACTGAAGTTTACACCGCTGGGTAAGTTTGTACCTATAAAGTTTATTATACCGGATTGGTAGTCAAAAAGCCACTGATCATTGTTACCAGAACCTGCAGCAAACAATTGAGTACCACTTGCTACAGCACTAGATGCGTCGCCAGATGTATGAACATATACCTTGACCTGATATGAGCTTCCTATCTCAGGTGGTATCCAATCTGTTAAACCTGTCTTCCATGTTCTATATTGCGTAGCTGTATTATCTTCTGTCGTCTCTCTTGGAGAAGAGTTACTATATACAGTTACAACACCACTACTTGATCCGGGTATTGTACCAGGTACATCAGAAGATTCTTTCCATATCTTATCGCCACGGAGTAAAAGAGGACTTGGTATTGACTCGTTACTAGCACCTTTATTGAGTCTTGTATCCGTCTTGGATACACCGTATCCTAATTTCTTCCATAGATAATCAAGCTTTTGATCGTCTGAAATTGACATTAGCTTGCCGCTCCTATGCTAAGCGCTGATACGGATTCACCGCTCGCAAGGGCAATTCTAACTAGAACAACATTGCTCGTTGCATTGGACATATTTTCAGAACCGAGAGTCATTGTGTAACCCCCGCTCAATGATGTGCTTGCTTGAATTCTATCTCCACCCGTCTGGGCGCAGCCATTAGATCCATTACCACCGTTACCTGTATCGCTACCTGGTACACCACTACCAGCATATATTGAGGAGGCCTCGAGCCATCCGTTTAAGCTACTGGCGCTATCTACACCTGTACCAGGTGCGGCGATCCACAGACCGCTAATACTTGAACTCGTTATATTTATATCAAAGTTTGCGACAGCGCTACGACGGAAGGCAAATGTAAAGTATTGTGTACCGGTATCGCTGCTTCGGTTTGGACCGGCCGGTAAATATCCTGTACTATAATTTGTAGTATCGTGCTGAATTTTACCGAGGCGAATTGTAGCTTCTTTAGTACCCGCTACTCCAGGGTCAGCAGACTCAGCATAGAGGCTGTTTGTATAGAAGTTTGTACTTCCTGTGTATGTTGGAGTGTCTGTGGTAGCAGCGCTAAAATTAAATACCCGTACGCCGTCATCATCATATGTGCTACCGAGTGAATCGGATACTGCTATTGCCTGCTCTACAATACCGGATTGGGATGCAGTATGTGCTTGAATAATTGTAGGTAAATCACTAGAGTAGCTGCCTACACCATTAACGTTTCTAGATCGAGCTTTTATTTTACTTATTGCTCTCACACTAGAGCTTGTTATAGGTACTACAAGATTACCGATTGCATAAGAGCTTGATACTCCAGTATTAACTAATGGTACTCCGCCAGAGAGCATCGTTACTGAACCATCGATATTAGCATATGTATAGTCAGTGTTAGTTATAGTACTGCTGCTTGTTCCTTCCAGGTTACTGCCGTCATCTACTTCTACTATATTATTCTGATCTGTGTAGCATTGTCCTACGAGATCATCTAAGGTTAATCCACTTAATAGTAAGTTCGGACTACCACTATTATAGTAAGGTATTCCGCTAATATAGCGATAACTACCTGCTGTATTTTCTGTTACAGCAGCGCTTCCAATGTTAGTGGTAGGTGTAGAAGTTAGATCATCTTTTACAAATTCTACAGTATTAGTAACACCGGTAGCGGTATGTGATAACAGCATACTGTTAACACCTGTCAGCACGCCACTCGCGGCAACTGATACTTTAGCTTTGAAACCCGAGTATAGATTAGGATGATATATACTACTGGTAAATGATACTGGTGAACCTGAGGCATTGAATAGGTTAAAGTCGCTCTCATCAGTCACTATAAGACTTGTATATGTTCCTGACTGATCACTACCGTCAAGGGCAATAGATCCATTAGCACTACCGTTTATTAAGGCAAAGAGCGTACCATTAGAAGCATTGTATGTAAGCGTAGAAAGCGTAGAGCTGTCTATAGTTCCACTTGTAGAGGTTGTACGGCTTACAGAGGAGCCAGCTGCATATGTTGCACCTGATGTGCGGTCTGTAAACCCGCTCGCGAGCTTAGGATTTGTGCCTACACTACCCGTGAAGGAGATAGTCTTAGAACTTAAGCCGTTAGGAGTAGCTGGGTTATCATCATACACCTTAAGAGCGGCCGTGGAAGAAGCTGGTATATCTGACGGCAAAGCTGTACTATGAGAGGCGAGAGTTACAGTAACCGTATTTGTGCCTGTTCCACTACTTGTGCTTGCTCCCCAGGTGTGCGATAATCGAGAGCCTGCAGTTCCACCTGGCGCACTGTCATTTGCTATAGAATCTACAGATGTACCGTCGCCCCAGTTAACTGTGTATGTTACATCAGCAGAACCAATATTTGTAGTATCATTATCTAGATATAAAGTACCACCTTCAATTACATATAAGTTGCTCCCAGTAAGTGATGAGCCGCCAGCTGAGTTACTGTAGAATCCAAAGTCAACGGCAGGTGTAGCAGTATATATTGTAATGTAGTCTGTACGAGTGGACAGCGCACTTATACCTTCACCGCTGCCTGATGTATTCCTAGCAGTTAAAGCTACAGTAAATGGTGAACCGGTATTTGTAGAATATGTGTGGCTTGGTGTTGAGTCAGCAGTAACAGTATTAGCACTACCGTCACCCCAATCTATCTCATATTGATTTGCTGAGCCATCCACAGATGTAGAAAGCGTTACATTAATACCTGCTCCGCCCGCTAACGTATCTGCAGTAAACGTTACTGAATTTATAAATGTATCGTTGCGTACATTGTTTATAACTTGATTAAGAATGTCAATTGCATCTGTAACTTTAGTACCTGATGTGAAACCTGTATATGCTGCGCCTGTGGTCAAGCTACCATCCGTGGGAGTAGAAAGAGTAATATCCATCCCGGTATTGGCACCAGCTGCGGTAAGATCACTATGCTTTGCCAGACGGTGGCCACCGGTCAACACTCCATCATGTACACGCAGTGTATCATTAGAAATATCAACGGTAACCTCGCCAATAGCACCTGTAAATGCGGAGTGCTGGTTAGCGGTACCTCTTCTAAGCTTTACTTCAACAGCCATGTGTTATAGTGTTCCGAAGTCGAATTGTGGATCTATGTCCGCAGCTTCTGCAATTGATCCAAAGTCATTATTTACAAAACCAAAGTCCATCGTATCTGTTGCAGCAATTGTTATCTCGCCGTCACTTTCTGTAAGAGTTATATTTGGTCCTGCACGTAATGAGCGTAAGTTTATTATGTTATTTATCTTACTTTCAACTAGAGAGGTCCCAGTACCTGCAGTATTTGCAACATTTAAATAACTGCTTAGCTGAGACGTATCTACTTTCGACGATAGTGCCGTGTTGGAGGCATATAGGTCGAGGTTAGGAGCCCCGGACAGATCGCTATAAAGACCGCTAAACGTGTTCGCGACTTGAGCATATTGATTCAGATCCGTTGTTGTAGCGAAGTTAATACTGTTAGCAACTTGTAGATAATTAGTTAGTTGCGTTGCATCAGCCTTAGTTGAAAGCTGTGAGATTACGTATGTATTAGATGCCTTACCAGCAAGCGATGTAGTAATAGTAGTAGCAAAGTCGCTATCATCACCAAGTGCTGCGGCGAGCTCGTTTAAGGTATCCAGTGCTCCTGGCGCACTATCTACAAGGTTATCTATTTGCGTTGTTATTAATGAGTTTACATTGGCTACCTGCAAGTATCCATCGAGCGATGTTGTATCAGCTTTAAGCGATAACGCAGTATTAGAAGCATATACATCTAAGTTTGGCTTATCAGTTAAATCATTATACGACTCACTAAACGTATTCGCTACTTGTAAATATTGATTAAGATCAGTACTATCAGCTTTTAGCGATAACGCAGTATTAGATGCGTATATGTCAAGGTTGGGCTTATCAGTTAAGTCGCTATAGACTCCACTAAAATTATTTGCTACTTGTAAATAATCACTTAACTCAGACCTATCTGCTTTGTTGCTTAACTGACTTGTTACGCTGGTATTAGATGCGTATATGTCAAGGTTGGGTTTATCAGTTAAGTCATTGTAAGAT